TGTAATACATTTCAGGCGAACAAAAATATATTTTATAAAATTGACCTATATCATTTTGTTCATCTTTTCTAACACTATCTACTTTATATATTTGAAAAGGTATACCTGTACCCTCTGACATATCATAACCAGGTAAACCAGGTGTGTTAAATTTAAATGATAATCTTTCTAAACCTGTGATAGGTAATAATGTTCTAATGTCTTGCGAGTCATATACGGTCACACTTCCCATAATATTATTAGAAAATATATCCTCTGTAATAGACATAGTTAAGGTAATACCTTTAATGTCTATAAACTTTGGTTTACTTTCTTCTTTATCTTGTCTGTATGAAATTATTGATAACTCTGATAAGTTATATTTACCAGCTCTATCTAGTATATTTTTTTCAAGTGTTGCCATGTCATTATCTTCTTATCAATTGAGTAAATTCTTCTTCAAAGGCACCAAGATATTGTGGTGATAATACTCTAATTTGCCTCTTTTTATCTTGTTCTCTCTCTTCATATTGTCTATTAGAAACAGATTGAGCACCTGGATGTGTGCTGTTAACTTCTAATTTATGTGAGTAATCAGCAGGCCCCTCACCTGATTGTTTACCACTTGATTGTGTTATCTCGTAATGATGTATAGCGTCGGGGTTAGAATATTTGTCTTTTATGTATTGTTGAAAACTAAATTGGTCTAATGGCCAATCATAATATCTATTGACAATATTGTTTACAAGTGTTACAACCCAAAAATAATCCGCTTCGCCATACATTTTATATGCCACATCTTCAGGTTTTTCTCCCTCTGCAACATCATATTTGTCAAATAGCGTAACATTATCTGCAATCTTACTTCTTGCCTTAACTCTTCTAAAAATATCTGTTACCTGAATTGTGTTACCATTTACACCTGATAAGTTATAATTTACTAAAGGAAATTGTTCAAAAAACTTTGTCATTATGCACCTGCCTCAATATCTGATTTAGTAATAATTCTGTCTTCTAACATTGATACCGTCATTTTAGTGTGTACAGGCATGCCATTTTCAAATGTAGTATATTGTCCGTCTGGCGCATAATCTATATTTACATCTTGACAATAACAGGCACCAATTTTATTTAAGTGTGGGTTTTCACCATTATTATACATGTAACTTATTCGCCAATAATTTGGTATTGTAAATACACTATGTTGAGTTTTGTCTGCGAAACCTGGTGCTGAATTGTATTTAAATATGGCAATAATCTTTTCTACTGCCTCAGCCTCTTTCATATTTCTAGGCCAAAAATCAAACTCAAATGAGAAACTTCTCTGTTGTGGTGATGAATAAAATGTTTCATTTCTAGGATTAATTGCAACTCCAGCTCTTTTAGCGGCAAATCTTACCGGGTCACCGGCACCCGCTAATGCAACAAACTCACCTAATATCGCTTTTGCATTTCTAGCTGTACTACCAACAACACCTTGTAAGGCAGCCTCTACTTTTGCAGCTGCGCCTTCAGCGCCTGATACTGCAACACCAGTTGCCTCAAAATCTCCTGCTAAACCAGCTTCTGTATCTGTATCATAACTTTGATTATAACTTACTTTTACAGAGTTAGGCATATACAATGCTATGCCAGATGTTGTAATAGAATGACCTGGTACTTTTGCCGTAATTTTAGGTGTAGTTCTTACCGTACCACCATCTGCTGTACCAGCTTCATTTGAATTTCTAAAAGCACTTACTTGTGGACTATAACCTATAAAACCTGATTCAAATAATATGTAATGTCCAAGTTCATTACTTCCTAGGTCAAGTGGATATTGTACAGGACTAAATGATAATGGGTTTTCTCGTACCTTTTGTGATGGACTATCTGGTATATCAAATGGTCCTTTTTTTAATAACTGAGCTGCTACTTTACCACTATCTTTTGCCTTGCCAGAATTTAGAAAATTACTAATCTGACCTGATACAAAACCTGTAGCAAGATTGCTTATGTGATTTTTTAATGATTTAAATGCCATGTATAAATAACCTTTAGTTAGTAATATTTATATAGATTATAGGTACATTATGAGAAAGAGTTATAGAGGTTTGTTTAGACCTACCAATCCAAAGAAATACATAGGCAACACCAAACAAATAGTATATCGGTCATTATTGGAAAGACGGTTCATGCGTTATTGTGACCTAAATGAAGATATATTATATTGGGCAAGTGAAGAATTACCAGTTAGATATTATAGCCCGCTAGACAAAAAATATCATAGATATTTTCCAGACTTTGTTGTAAAGACGGTGAATAATGATAAGTACATGATTGAGATAAAACCCTCACGACAGGCAGTAAAACCGAAACCACCAAAAAAGAAAACAAAATCGTATATGAGAGAATCATTTGAATATATCAAGAACCAAGCAAAATGGCAAGCAGCTAAATTGTATTGTGAAGATAAGGGTATGCAATTTAAGATTATTACCGAAAAAGACCTAGGTCAATACTAAGCTGTTTGATTGTAAAGGTATCTATCAAAATAAGGGTCAATATTTACATTTAAACTACCAGTATAAGTTTCACTCTTCATACTATTAGAATTAGAAACTTGTTTAGTAGATTGGTCATTGTATATAATGGCAGCCTGATTGTTATTACTAGAATTATCTATTGTATTTGTTTTATAAGTTGCCTCTGTTGTATTGCCTTGAATATCTTCCGTTGTAAGTTTTGAAATCTCTGCGCCACTTTCAACATCTGTTGATACTTCATTACCTTTTGTGTAACTATCAAATACTCTTTTAAATGCCTCACCTGGTGATTCACCACCTGGTAATATTGCTTTAGCAGCTGCTATACCACCCATTGCAAGACCTTTAAATAATTTACCCATATCAAATAGTTTTTGTTTTATTGCACCAAAGTCAATTGTAAATAAACTTTTAAACCAATTAAAGGCACTCATCACAGGACCGTCATCACCTAAAAAGAAATCTAGTAAACTAAATGGTTCATCCGGGTCACCAAAACCAAATATGTCTTTTATAAAGTTTACTGCCATATCTATTGGTAATGTTAATACTGATAAAAAGAAACTACCTGTTCCTGAAAATAGATTACCAAAACCTTTTAGTATTCTATCAAAGTCTAATGTAAATATACCTGTAATTATATCAACTATACCACCAACAGCGTCGCTAAAGAATTTTGTTATATTCTCACCAAATTCTGCAACAAACTTACCAAGGTTTTCTAAACCTAAAAACTCTAATGCCATGCCAACTAAATCTGTTATCAGTCTTACAAATGTACCAATAAATCCATCAACAATACCTACTACTGCACCTCTAATACCATCTACAATAGAACCTGTGTCTTCATACTCTTTCATAAATCCTGATACACCATCAAATATACCAAGTATGATAGTTAATGGCAAGAATAATTTACCAATAGTTTTACCTATTGCTTGAATTGGTTTTAATATAGAAGCAATTGGTCCATCTACTGCATTAAATATGCCACCTGCACCTGTTAAACCACCAAAAAAACCTTTGATTGGTTTTACCACATTTTGCAATGCAAGTTTAGCGTCATCAAAAGTTGGTAATAAGCCTGCAAGAGCACCACCTCTACCAACACTAAAAAAGTTTTTAACCGGTGTTATAACACCTGATTGAAATGATTTTAATATACCACCTAATGGATTACCTTTAAAGAATTTTTTAAACTCATCAAATTTACCTAATAAAGGCGCACCAATATTTGTTTTAATTAAATTTTTTACATTACCACCAAATTGATTTAATACTAATTGAATATCTTTTACAATTCTAGGACCAAAACCTAATGTTCCTATTGTACCAATGCCTTTTGCAAAGGTAGACATTGCTCTCATTGATTTTAATTGTTGTGGTAATTTGAGTATGTCTGTATTCATACCCATGTCTTTAGCAAAGAAAGCTAATGCACCTATAGCAGCCAAACCAGCAGCACCAAAACCACCAGTTATATCATCTTTAGATAAACCACCGCCGCCACCTGCACCATCACTTGGTCCTTGTATTCTTTCTTTATCATTTTCTCTTTGTTGGTCTCGTTCTCTTTGAAATCTTGACTTATCAAAAGCAAACATAGACTTTAAAACATTTGTAAGTCTTTCTGTATTGCCTTCATTTTCTCTGGAGATACTTCGTAGGTCTTCTAGTAATGGTACTGCACCACTACCACTTTCCATAACAGCACCGCCACTACCTGTTAAGGCAGAGCCTACGGCCATTTGGCCTGATTGTACTGCACCTACTATTGAATCTCTAATTGCCATTAATCTTTAGCCTTGACTTTAGATGGTTTACCATTTACATATATTGCAAACCAACCAGCGCCAGCACCAACTACTACTGAAACTAACCCTGCTTGTGCGTTGTTAGGAGCCTCTAGTGCCATAAACCAAGTGATAACTTCCATAAATGCATATGCATAAGCGACCATCATTAATCTTGGTACTAATCTCCAGTTTGATATTAATTCAGGTACTTCTACCTCAATAAAATGCCACAATTGTTTACAACCATATTTAAATCCTGACCAGCCTGCGCCGAACATTGATTTTATTTTTTGTATCATTTCTTAGCCCTTTCTCTAGCTTTTTCTTTTTCTTCTTTTATGTGATTAATTAATAAATCAACATAAATTTCCCTCTCCCAAGGCACCATATTCTCTAACTCTGTTAAAGAATATTTATGATGTTGCATTAAAGCAAAGTTTACCTGAAATAAGTTCTCTAGGCTGTCATGTGAGAGGGCGATACGAAAAAACTTTGTAGACCACTCAACACTACTTTACTTTTTACTTTTGTTTTAGGGTTTTCAATCTCTAGTTCATGTTGTAATCTTGGCATAGTATTAAAGAATTGTTGTATTTTATTAAAATGTTCACTTGTTAGTGATTCAATAAAATTTTTCATCTCTTCTTTACTATAATCCATACCCTTATGCACCGTTTCACCATCATAAATTTCATAAACCGTATCAGCAATTATATCAAATAATTGTTCAGTTTTTAATTTAGTAGCGTCAACGCTTGGGTCAAAACTATTGATTGTAGGATACTTCATAACCATTTTTATTTTATCGTTAATCTGTATCTCATTGCTGTGCTTGTCATCAACTTGCACCTCAACCTTTGATAAATCAACTTCTACATTTGCGTAGGTTTCTTTATCGTCTGGACATAATAGTTTAAGTTTAGCAACTTCACCAACTGACTTAGCTCTTATATTTAAAAATATATATTCTAAATCAAATGTAGGAAGTGCTTCAACATTTATACTACCAAATGTACAAGTATGAACAATCTCTTTTAATGCTTTTGTAACTTCAGCAGTATTTTCAGATTCCATAGCAAGTAATAAAATCTTTTCTTCTTTTACAAGAAAAGGTCTATACTTGATTTGTACATCACTTGATGGTAATGTCAACTCATATGTCGCTGTATCTAATATAGGCAATGCCATAATATTATCTCCTTATTAATATATTAACCAAAAGGTGGAAATAATCTTCCACCAGTTATTCTACCAATTGGTAGATTTCTTCTAGTAGTTTGTAGTATATCTCTACCTGCTCGTCTGAATTCAGGCGGCAGTTTATTTAGTATACCACCAAACAAACCAAAATCTTTACTTGCTTTAATAGTAGGCACATCACCAATTGCTTGGCCTACCGTAGCACCATTGACTTGGTCAATGGTCAAATTTCTCCATGTTCTAAAGTTTAATGTAATAGGAACAATGGTCGCTTGGTCACCATTTGCATATGCATATTCTATTGAACCTATTGTTTGTGGATAAACTTCATACAATCTAATACCGTATGTTACTCTTGCTTCATCATCTTGTTGTGAGTCAAACTGACCTAATGTAAATATGTCCATACTACCAACATAATCATCATAGTATCTCATGTTATGGCTATTAATATTCATTATACCTTTTTGCCAGTTCTCAAAAAATAATCTTTGTCTTAAAAACTTATCACCATAAAAAGAACACTCTATATTACCATTAAAAGAATATGCATAAGGCATTTTTCTACCTGGTCCATACATTCTATGGTCAACCGTATTTACATCTCTTGTTGGTAAAGTAATTGCATTACACATCAAACCAACATTCTCTCTCATTTGAGAGCTCTTTAATTCATTTACATCATCATCTCTACCTTGTTCAGATGGTGGACCACCTGGCGTCAATTGTATTTTTTGTGGTGGGTGTACAACAATTAAATATCTATTTGGTCTAGCAAAACCCTCACCTTGATTTATTTGTGATTGAAACCTTTGTATTTGACCTGAACCACCTGGTCGTCTTTGTAATCTAGGGTCTTTGTGAATATCTACTAATGACTTATCTCTAGGTAAACCTACCCTTATGTCAAAATTTCCTATTCTTCTACCGCCTCTTAAAATTGCCATCTAAAAATTCTTCCTTGCAGCTGCAAATACACCACCCAAAGTTCTACCTTGAAATTGTGCAACAGGTAAATATGCTGCCAAAGCCATCTCATTTACATTTACTCGTAAAAAGTTTGACCTGACATGTGAGTATAAGTATCTTTTTATTGCCACTTTAGTATATTTATTACTTTTAATTGAGTTATATGAAGCTTGAATTTTTGTTGATTGGTCAAATTTACCATTACTGGCATATCGTTGTAATTCTTGTAAAAACTTAAATCTAGCACCATATGGTAAATAGTGAAAATTAAGACCTATAAATCCACCTTTCATAGGTTCTAATGGCAAGACTAACGGAAAAGTATCATAGTATGGTAATCTTGTTTTAAATTTAGGGTCATAGAAAAACATACTCATACGACCACCACTAGGTCTACCTAGTAATTTACCACTAGCAAATAGTTCACTAGGGCTACTTCTATCTGTAATTAAAGATACAGCGTTCCTATACCAGGACGCTGATTTCATCTTGTTACCTTGTAAGTCTTTTAGTGGTTCAAATATATCAATTGCCATACCACTATTTATAAGAAAACCCTTAGCGATTTCTCGCTAAGGGCTAATACCTCGGTAAGAGAGAGAAAGGATTAATCTTCGTCTGCTAATTTACTAAAGTAATCGAGGGTATCATCCTCATCACTAGCAGGCTTAGATTCGTTTACCTTTGGCATTTCCACGCTACTTGTAGATTGCTGTGGTGGGAGGTCTACTTCATCTACCGTAGTCGTGCTTTGCGTTCCCGTAATTACCCTATTCAGTTTCTCTTTGAGTTCATCATAGGTCTTAAAATTACTAGGGTCAACAAATGGTTTTAGAGGGTGTTGTTTTTCCCATATCGCTTTAATGTCATTGTCTGACTCTTTTAATTGCGACACACCTTCAAATTCAGATTTGTCATAGTTCCAATAACCATCAACTTTTCTAATTTTTAGTTTAAAGTTTGCACCTTTCCAAAAATCAAATGGGTTGATTGG